AGACACTTTGTTCGATCCTTATTTAGTAGGATTATTGATAGGCGATGGTAGTTATGGGTATGATAACACACCCTGCTTATCTAACTGTGATCCAGAAGTATTAGACTATGTAAAGAGTAAATATAAATGGAGTTTGAATGCAGAGCATATTACTAAAGATAATAAATTATATCAGGAAATTCGAATTAAAGGTATTTGTCCCGAATTAAGAAAAATAGGTATCTACGGCCAAACTAAAACTAAAAAAAGATTACCAGATTGCTATCAAACTCTAGATAAAGAAAACGCTAGACAATTAATAGCAGGCCTCTTCGATACCGATGGGTATGTTTCTAAAACTGAAACAGCTGCTGTATTATATTAGAGTACTAGAGAGATTTTAGAACAAGTTCAAATACTCCTGTATAAATTTGGTGTGTATTCTACTATATAGAAAATTGAGCCAAATATCAAACATGATAGAAAAGATAAAAACCCTTGGTACGCTTTGAGTATAAGAGAGTATGAAAGTTTTTATAACTTTGCAACTAATATCCCATTAAGAATAGGGTATAAGAAACAGACTCTCCTAACTCAACACCCCAGATTAGATAAACATGAGGTTGCCCCAGGCATCAGAGAAGTGGCTGTTGCTAAAGTAGAATCAATTGGCATTTAGAGAATTTACAATTTAACGGCTTGTGATTCACATACTTACCTAGCTAATAATGTAATTACCCATAATACCTCAGGCGAACAAGGACCACAACTGGCAGGACTAAAAACCATGTTTTTTAATCCTAAAGGTTATTCAATGCTTCCCTATATGAATAGGAGTATGCAAGGTGAGCCACAACTGACTGGTTATTTCATTCCATCATATTCAATGTGGCTTGGTAATCCAGTAGGTACAGGCTTTGATGATAGAGGTGTCGTTTACCAAGAAGCAGCTAAACAATACTATCTCAAAAAGTGGGAGAAAATTGATGACCCTAAAGCGTTAATCATTGATAAAGCTGAGTACTGTTTCACTCCAGAAGATGCATTTGTTCTAGAAGGCTCTAACAACTTTGACCAAGAAAAATTAGCTGAACAAAAAGCAGCTATTGAAATTCATAAGACAATACCATTGCCAAGACATATGCAATTGCGATGGTAGATTAAAGAAAATCAAGTTGATTACGATCAACGTCCTACAGCGCAAGTTGGAGAAGGACCTATTAGATTTACAGAAATGCCAATATGTGATGACCACGGTATTCCATTTAAAAACCTGTATGTAATTGGGGTCGATGGTATCGACCAAGGAACTAATGAATCATCTGGACAAGCTGATGTATCTAAATTCGCTATAGTAGTTTATAGACGACAATTAGGATTACAAGAACCTAAAATTGTAGCAGTTTATAAGGAACGACCACGACACATCAAAGATGCTTGGGATATATGCTTGAAATTGGCAATGTTTTATAATGCGAAGGTATTAATCGAGTATACTAAGATCAGTGTTGTACATCATTTTAAGAATGTAGGTAAAGAACATTATCTTATGCGCAAACCTCAAGGAGGACAAGCCACCGGTCGACGAACTGTTAATAGGCAAATCGGTGTTACTCCGACACAAGCTGTTATTGAACATTATCTAGAATTAATTGAAAACTATATTGTAGATTATTATCAATTTATAGATTATACAGATTTGCTGGATGAATTGATTTCTTATTCTTATGAAAACAAACGTAAGTTCGACTTAGTGGCCGCTTTCGGGTGTGCGTTGCTGGCAGATGAAGAATTAAGAGGACGCCCGGCAAAGGCTAACATGGAACAAGAAACTTTGTCTCTTGGCTATAGTCGTAATGAATATGGTCAAGTGGCATTTATTAATATGAAATAGAATGAATAGACTCAATTTAACTACTCTGGAGGAAGCAGCTTTAAATTCTATTGAAAAGGTTTATGAATGTGAATATACTAAACCTTTGAAAGTTATAAAGGAAGAATCTGGAGGAATATATTATTATGAATTATAGTTGTTCTTATATAATGAGTACTTTGATCCGTTTATTATCGGAGTACAATGTAAAGATGATGCTGAGTTTATTGCATTCATTGAAAAAGATTTAAAAGAACGACAATTAACAAGACGCAAACATTACGGACTTATACGATATGATAACGAGTAATCTTAAAAAAGGCTCTGATCAATATTTGACAGAATATTGCGATCGAATTATCGGTGAACTTGTTAAAGAGAAAGAACATTTGTTCAAAGCTTATAATTATTTCAATGGAGTGAGAGATCATTTCTAGTATGAACATTTAGAACTAAATGAAGGTGTTGGTAACCCAACTTCTATTGGATTTACTCCTTTAGTAAGAAAACACATCGAAGCAATTGTTGGTGAGTATTTGACTACAGACCCAAAACCTCGGATCTCGTGTAAAGACAAAAAAACTTTGTCCAATATTTTCAGAGATAAAGAATTGGTCATTGCTCAGAAAATAAAACAGTGGCTATCTCAATATCTTGAAAATGCAATTTATTCTTCCATTTTTACAGGTGGTCAAGAGTAGAATGGGTAGCAATAGCAAATTGTCGATCAAGAGATTCAGAGAGAAATGACTGAGATTGAAGATATGGTTAATCGTAACTTCATCTCTAATTATGAAATAGCTGCCCAAAATATCTGTAATTATGTATTACAAGACAGACGTATCGATTTTAAAAACAAACTTGAGCAATTATTTTTAAATATGCTTATTTCTGGCGAGACATACTATCAAGTAATTAAGTCTCATAATGGAACAAATTTTAAAATCGAATTATGCGATCCATTAAATACTTGGGTTGATAAAGATCCTAAATCTAGATATATGAAGAACGGTCACAAATCTGTTATTCGTAAATGGATGACTGAAGAAGAGGTTATTATTAAATATGGTGATTATTTGACCGAATCCGATATCAAAGATTTATCTAGATACAAGATGCATTTTTCAGAGAATAGTAACTTTCTATTAATTACTGGTCAAGAATCCAGATGTGGCTCTATTAAAAATCCTGGTATAATTCATGGTGTAGGCGTGCATCCTGAAGATTAGGACTATATGTTCGAAAGATAGTGGGATTTGATTCCTGTATATGAAGTAGAGTGGATTGATTATAAAAAGAAAGATGGGAAATATATTGGAGTTAGATATCATGTAACTAGAATACATTCTGATATTTATATATTAGATGGTGAAGATGAAGATATGCTTCGAGATATGGATAATCAAAATGAAGCAAGATTGTCTGTAAACGGTATATGGTATACTAATGGACATGGTGCTCCATATTCTTTAATGTTAGCAACAGCTGATCAGTAGGACAATTATGATCTTTTGTTGTACAAAAAAGATAATATTGTTGCTTTATCCGGAACATCTGGAGCCATTGTAGATGTTGCTCAATTGCCTGAATTATTAGGTGGTAAAATGACTGAACGTCTTAAAAAATATCAAGCTTTAAGAAAAATTGGACTTGCTGTAATTGACACTTCCCAAGAAGGGAGTATGCAGCAAAATACATTCTATGGAGGTTTTGATGATACTAAAGGATTAAGCGCCATTCAATATATACAACTTGCAATTGAAATGACCGAAAACATTGTCAGTTCGATGACAGGAGTGTTTAGAGAAAGACTTGGGGGAATCGAAGCAAGAGACGCAGTTCAAAATGTGGAAGTAGGAATGCAACAATCCTATATTATCACAAAGCGTTATTATCAAGCAATGGACACTCTAGTATCTGAAATTTTAATGGATTGTTTAGATATGTCTAAAATAGTGTATAAGAAAGGGCTAACTGGACAAATAATTTTAGGAGATCAAAAAACTATTTTTGAAGTTGCTCCTGAATATTATACTACTACTTCTTTTGATGTTCATTTGGCTGACAGTTCAGAAATTATTAAAGAGCAAGAAATGATCAAACAATTAGCTCTGCAATTTGCTGGTTCTAATCTTGTTGATCCTGAGACATTATTTATCATGGCTACTTCTAAGAGTTTGACTGAAATGCGTGAAGCTGCTATTAAATCGTTGCGTGAGAAGAAAGCCGAGAATAATCAACTCCAACAGCTGTAGCAACAACTTGAAGAAGCGCAACAAAATATGCAACAAATGCAAAAACAACTTGAAGCTAGTACTAAGAAGATTGCGATGCTTAATGAGAAGAAACTCAATATCGAACAACAAAATAATCAAATGGATCAAGAATTGGGTTATTACAAGATTGAGAAAGATGCTGAGCTTAAGAATCGCGAGTTAGATATTATTGAGCAACGTAATAAACTGGAGGCTGCACAATTATTGGATAATAATCCAAACAATGATGAAGTTGTAAATCGAAGAATATAATAACTACCCTATAGCATCTTCGGGTGCTATAGGTTTAACCTTTTAAATATATGAACAAAGCAATTAGTGTTAGTTTAGCTAAAATAGACTATGATTTTGGAGAACCTTATATTCATTTGATAGCAAGTGCTCCTAACGGTTTTGCATTTACATATATGCATATTACGGTTTGTACTCCAAACAAGCCAGAAACTTATTGGAATATTGTAGATGATAGTATTTCTGGTCAACGAGGCCTTATGACAAGAATTAAATTATCGGATTTTTTCGAAGATAAATACGAACCTTCAATTTTTAAAGTAATATTAGAGGTATCGTCTATTGATCCGAATAATATAGAAGAAGTACCTGCAAGAGAATTGTGGTTGTCTGATGTTCACGGTATTTATCGATATTTAATAGACAGCCTTATGAATACAGATGAATGCGCTGGGATGTCAGATGATTTAATTTAGAAATATTTATTGTTATATGGACATCAACAAGCACTAACTGAGCAAGATTATGAAATTGCTTCATAGTTTTTTAAGTTAATGCATGATGGCTTTAGTAAGTGTGGTAATTCCAGTAGATCTGGATCAAATTGTGGTTGTCATGATAGACGTTGATAAAACTTTATATAAAAGTACCATTGATGCTATTAATAAGTTAAGATATTAGGCTATTAACGATCCGAAAACTTTTAAAAGCATTCTACAGGGTATCTTAATTAACGATGTTTTGGAGTGGTCGCAGGAAAAAGAACCGCAGTATATACATGATCATTTAATCAAACTAAGAAATCAACTATTGTTATGTGATAAAGCATTTGATGTACAATATATTGATTCTAGTAACGCGTATGTAAATGTTAATACCCCACAAACAAATGATACTTGGAAACAACTATGGGATAACAGTAAAACTACACTTTTAGAAGAAAATCAAATTACAGGTAACTTCTAGCAATGTGAAAACGAGTATTGTCCTCCAAAACCATTGTACAATAGAGTATTAATAAAACAGTTTGTAATAAAAGATTTATAATATGGAAGGAAAGACAGTTTATTTGGATTTAGACGACGGTATTCTTTATTACGAAACCAAAACAGGAGAACGTATTGTAGTAAATACAAATCTTTCAATCGATCCATCTAGAATTAGAGTAGACGAAGAAGGGTTTATTCACATTAAACAACTTTTTACAGATGAAGAATCTGTAACAGATGTTAGTTTAAAAGGACCAAAAGGAGAGAAAGGAGAGACTGGAGAAAAAGGAGATTAGGGAATTAAAGGAGATCCTGGAATACAAGGAAATCCTGGCGATAAAGGTGAAAAAGGTGATAAAGGAGATTCTGGTAAAGATGGAATATCTTTCTATACTTGGATCAAATATGCGGACAATCTTGAAGGCGAAGGAATATCGGATTCTCCTATAAATATAGATGGTAGTTTTAAATCATGTATTGGTTTTGCATATAATCAATTAGAAGCTAAAGAATCATCTGATCCTTCTGATTATAAATGGTCATTGATTAAAGGTGCTGATGGAACTAACGGTTTGCCTGGAGAGCCAGGAGCCGACGGAATTACTTATTATACTTGGATTAAGTATTCTGACAAACTTCCTCAATCCAATGAAGAACTTTATGAAATACCAAAAGAAACTACAGAGTACATTGGTATATCTACTAATCAAGCGCAACAAGAAGAACTTTTGGACTATACTTTGTATAAATGGAGTAAATTTAAGGGTGACTAGGGCGTAAAAGGAGATCCTGGACAGCCGTTATATACTTGGATTAAGTATGCAGATGATGCTGATGGGTCAGGAATGTCAGACTCTCCTATAAATGATTTTGGTTTTAAAGCTTATATTGGTTTTGCCTATAATAAAGAATCTGCAGTGGAATCGGATATCCCATCAGATTACAAATGGTCTCTTGTAAAAGGAGTAGATGGTATAAATGGAATTCCTGGGGAAAAAGGAGAAGATGGTATTACTTACTACACTTGGATTAAATATTCTGATTCTATGCCCACATCAAATGATGAATTATATGAATCTCCTACAGATAAAACAGAATATATAGGAATAGCTTCGAATCAAACAGAATAGGCTGAAAAGCTAGACTATACTGTTTATAACTGGAGTAAATTTAAAGGAGACCAAGGAATTCCAGGAAATGATGGTAAAGATTTAACTTATATAACAGAATTCCCTGCTGATCCTGAAGATGGAGATACAGTTTTGTGGAATGGTCCTAGTATTGAAACACCATTAGTTCCATGTGGGTATACAGAAACAGGTATTGTTTATCAGTATTGTAATTCAGGCGGATTACCAGAAGAATTAGTTGTTCCCAATATTGTAATTACTTATGGTACTAATCCATAGGGACTTACAGGAGAATTGGCAGAATTAGGTGTATTAAAGAAAAAATCAATATTAAATTTATTTTGCAAGAAGCCAAGGAAATTTTGGGAGAATAATATGTTAAAAGTTGATTTTTCTGGAGGAATTCCGTCTATAATTAATACTCCTTTAAATCCTATTGTGCAATTGTATAGAGCCGGAGAGGTACTTGATCCTAATGATAGGTTAACTTTAGAATAGGAAGATATTTGGGCATTATATGAGTATATCCAAAGTAATGTAACAACTCCCATCTATTTTAAAGTAACGATAGAAACATCGGAATTAAAAGATAACACTTACTATTGGGTTTCTTCTAAAGATATTCCTCAACCTACCTCGGAATTATATAATACGTAAATTAATACACAATAAAGTAAATATCTTCAGAATTATAAAAAACTATTTTTATTAATTATAATATAATTAATAATAGTTTGAATAATGAACTAATGACCAATGTTAAACCTTTTATTAACTTTTAATTTATTAACATAATGACAGATTTTCAAAGATTTTCAAATCATGTCACTCTAAAATAGGAGGTGAACAATGGTTTGGTATGAGATAGTTGTAACCCTGTTAGGTGCATTCGGCGGCCTAGCAGGTGTTGCTGCTTTTATTAAAAGTTTCTGGATGTTGAAACCAGAGAAAAATTCTAAAGAAATTAGTAATGAACATGCTGAAATTGCTAATTTACGAGAATTTATTACAATCGCCAATGAGAACTATGATCGTTTAAAAACAGAATTTAAAGAGTATAAAGATGAAGTTGACGGTCGTATCGCTTTCTTTAAGCAAAAATTCGACAAGATGGGACAAGAGAAAGAACTTATGGAGGCTGCTAACATGCAAGCTAACAGATGCCCTTTCCCTCCAAGTCTAGATGATTGTCCTGTAATCAAGTATCTTAAATCTTCCCCTTGCGAGGGATGTAAACATCTTATATAATTATGTGTGCAAAACAAATTCAAATAATTCCATCGCAAATTGAAAGACCTTCTGTAAATGGAGGAACAACTTTAAGAGGAACATATACTAATTTACCTTACAATCAAGATTTATTAAAACGATTAAATGCTATTGTAGACAGCGAACTTGTAGGAGATTTGAATTTGTTTAAAGACGAATATCCTGTTCCAAGTTTAATAGATCTTCAAAAATTACTTTCACAAATTATCATTCGTTTCGATAATGACCCATCGTATTATACAAAACGAGATTATCAGTATTTAATTTGGTATCTATGTCAAATATTACAGTATGCTGGTAATTCGGAGAATGGGGCTACAGATGAAGATATTCATAATCTTTTCATACAACTTGAAAATTTAAGCAAAAGAGTTGATGAATTAGAAGATAAGACAGACAGAACGGATAATAAGATATCTGAATTAGAAGATCTTTTAAAAGAGCTACAAGAACAAATAGATGATGTTCCAAATAGATTACCTTCACAAGAGGTAATTGGTGAAATGACAGACGCAATTAATACCCTATTTGAAACTAAACAAGATAAATTAGCTTCAGGTAGTGGTATTGATATTACAGATAATACAATTAGTGCTGTTGTTACGGATGGTGATATTCAAGTCATTAATACTAAAATTGGTAAATATGATTCTACTAATTCCGACACTAATCTAATTCCAGAAGGTACCCCAATCATAGAGGTATTAAAGGGTATATTACAGAAACTTATCGATGTAAAAGCTGTGGCACCAACATGTCAAGCAGATGCTAGACAGGTTAGTTTTGAATACGGTTGGCCGTCTAATACTACAAAGATCCCTATAAAACTTACTAGTCAAGGATATTTTCAAGCTGTAGATACTACATATGGATTAAATAAGCAGCCAATGACCTGCTTGATTAAAGGAGTGCAGAGTGAGTATAAAACTACCAATGGTGATATTGACTGGAGTACAGATACTCCAACAACATCTGCATCAATCTCTATTACTTACGATACTACAAAATATCAAAATTTAGGAGCTCTGTATGCAATTATTACAGAAAATGAAACAAAACCAGTACAAAGTGATGGTGTAACACCATCTAAAGCAACTTATACTAATACTAAAATATATGCTGGTAGTTTAAAACTTGTCCCTCATTATTATGTATTTTATGGAACTACTGAAAGATTGGATTTAGAGGGAATTACTTCTGAAGAAATCAGAGACTTAAGAAACCCTGGTGATTTCGATATTGCCTTCCCATTACCTTCAACAGTAACTATTAATAACACGGTAGATGGAGGAGGAAAATCGATAATGATAGCATGTCCCGCTGAATATAAACTTACTAAAGTATTCGATGGGGCGGGGGTTATTGATTATACAGATAACTTTTCTATTCAAAAACAAGTAAATGTTACCTGTGGTAACCAACAAGTCCCTTATAACGTATACTTATATTCAATTTCTAACGGAACAACACAATCAATTAAAAACATGACTTTTACTAAAAAATGATATCATGGCAAGACTTAATGACAACGATGTGAAGCACTCTTCCTTGCCATTATATGGTTGGGGTAAGAGTTTAGATTTAACTGGTAAAGGACATCCGATAGCTAAAAGGGTTTGGAAAACTTATAAGGAGCTAGAATCATATGTACTAGACCCTAATGATTCAGCAGTAGCAGGTATACTATTAAC